GAATCTTTAAAGTCTTTGATCCATGCGCCTATTCCTTGCGAAACTTTTAATGGCATTATTTTTTTCCTAATTTAATAGCAGCATGTCTACCAGTATTCTTACCAGTGCCCTTTACATACTTACCGCCAATCTCTTTGGCTTTAGCACGAGCATCCTTCTCATTGTCAAACATATGTGTTTGATTTGCTTCGCCCAGTGACTTGACTTTCTTACGAGTACCAATTGCTTTGGTATCGTCTTTGTCCACCATGCCAGCCATGCCTTTACCAGGATCATCTTTGCCATGGTAACCAGCAGCTTTTCCTGGTGCAAGTTTCTTAATCTTACCGCCTTTGGCTAAGAAGTCTTTTACGGCTTTATCTGTAGCTGCATCTTCGTTAAATTTCGCTATATCGGCTCTTGACGCTTTCCCATGGTTTTTCCATGCAGCAATATGTTTATCGCGTGCTTTATAATCTTTTTTATTATGTGCTGCTAGCGCATTTGCCATATGATCTCTAGCTACTGATTGATCGTGGCCTTTTCCGTTATGGTGATCGGCCTCATCTTCATTGCCTCTTTTTTCAGCATCGTTTGCAATTCCATGGTGCGTGTTCATCATTTTATCATGCGCATCATGTTGCGTTTTTAATTTTGCGGCCATAGCTTTATGAGCTTTTCGTTTAGCGAGCATATCGCCAATCATGCCTTCTCTTATTTCTTTAAACGTTTTCATCTTAGATCCTTATCCGCACCATGATATGTGCCTTTACCTTTAGTTACATATGAATTGACTCGTGCCATACCCCATTGCTGTGGAGTCGTACCTGGTCTGTGTCCTGATTTCCAAGCGGCTACACCGCGATTATATACTTTACGAAGGGTGCCAACAGACATGCCCGACTTTTCTGCTTTCTTTTTAAGAGCAGCAGTCACATTGCTTTCTCTTAACTCCTCGTAGTGATGAAATGACTTGAAACTAATCATGTTGTTTCCCTATTCTTTTTCTTTGTATCGCGAAGGCGAGCTCTGTCCATCATACGATCATGTCTGATAGCATCTGCCTTTTTCTCTCTATCGATTCTTTTCTTTGCCAAGTCAACCATATCATTTTCACCAAACATTTTTCTAAACTTCAGTGTATGTTTACTTGGCTTTGTTTTTGCTCTTGCATCACCGGGTGCAGGCTTGTAATTTGATTGTTTGTCTGGCCCGTCACCAGGCTTTTCAGCATGCTTTTTAAAGTGCGCTTTACGTTTTGCTGATGTAGATTTTGAAAGACCTTTATAGTAATCTTCTTCAATACGTTCAATGCTTGTAATCCATTTACGATACTGTACACCGTTTGCTTCCATAATAACATAGTTCGTGCCAAGATGCGTGATAGTACCAACGATATCGTTTTCTTTGATAGCAACCTTGTCGCCGACTTTGAACAGATCGCCGGCTACATACATTTCTCTTGTTTCTGAAACAGGATCAAGTTGCACGTGATTCTTAAATTCGTTTTGTTCTTTAAGTCCCATGCCTTTACGTACAGCATTATAGACTGATTTAGCATCTGCATTACCGATACTCTTTGGCATACCTTGCGCAAACTGAGAGAAATCACCGGCAGAAGCTGCGGCTCTCATCTTTGATGCAGACATTCCAGTCGCACCTTCAGCATCAGGATCGCGATCGCCTGCAGATACTACTGTAATCTTTTGGAAATTATAAAGACCGTGATTTCCTTTTTTTCCGTTGTATTTCTTTAAAAGAATATCAAACTCACGAATACGATCAGAACCAACAACCATCGCAACATTCTTATATCCTTCGTTGTACAATTTAGTCAGCGCATCAAATACAGTTTTTATAGATGCATCAAGCATAATCGAACGAGCATGCTTTGGAAACATCTTACGAGCAGCTTTGACTTTGTCTTTATATGTGAGAGGATTCTTTTTAGGATCTTGTGACTGGGATAGGAATACTTTGTACGGGTTTTTGCCCGCAGACTTAGACAATTTGTCTAGCAGTTTTTCATGACCAATGGTCGGCGGATTCATTCTACCGAACGTAAAAAATACAGTTTTCTCTTCCTCAACTAGGAAGTTACGAAAGGAATTAATCAACCTTTTTTCCTTTCGACTTCTTTTTTACGTACATCTTTGAAAAGCCTTTTTGCAAGAACTTTAATTCTTCTTTGAATAGCAGGGGATTGCATGCGCTTTTCGATCTTTTCACGTGCTGCATAACCTAATTCACCTTTGGCTTTTTTGGAAAGCTTTTTAAAGATAGTAGTGCGAGCTTGTTTCATTGCTCTTGTCTCGAGCTTACCTTTAGTAGCCATACGACGTTTTGCGCGCTCTCTACCTAATTTGATTTTAGGCTGTAGGCGTTTGATCATACGCTTTCTAGCCAAGCGTTGTTGCATTGTCAACGCTTCGGTTTCGAGATCTTCATTTCCGGAATATGTGCGCTTTTTGCGTTGCGCACGATAATTAGTGAGCTCATCCTCTCCCGGACGATACTCGACATTAATCATGTCTTTAAACGACAATGGTTTTGCCATTGTTATTTTCTCCCTGGTTTATCCCATCCTTTTAATATATCGGGCGAAAAGTTGGCATAGGAAAATTCTAACCTATCAACAATTTTCACCGCATCACCACCAAGCTTATCAATTGCTACATAACCTTCTTGATCAGTAGTTCTAAATCCCTTACTAGTCTTAAGAAATGTACGTACGTTTGATAACCGATTTAATATATTTATAAGTTTTAGTTTCGCCAGAACAATGCATTTTTGTAAATCAAACATCTTTTGTAGCGACGCTTTATTATCATTTGAAAAGAAGGCTAGAATCTCATTTAATTTTGCTTGCTGTGCTGCCTTACCTTTTTCTGTAGTTCTTTTGTCTATTTCTTTCTGATACTTTGTTTTGATATAACGAATAAGACCGGCCACATGGCTACGCGTATTTTTAATAACTTCACCTTTACGCACAAAAGTATTATTATATGTTTCAATAGTTTGAGCAAGGGTTTGATTCCCTTCAAGCTGTCTTAATGTTGTGCCACTAATTTGATTAAACAATTTACCTGCTTCTGATAAAAGAGCGTTTACTTCATCTGTATCTGTTTTCGACATTGTCATATTAGTCATATCACGAAGCATAGCATCTTGCATAAAAACATCACGAGATTTTCTAAGTTTCTTTACATCTACTCCGTATGACGCCCGCATGGTCTCGAATGAATTTCCTGTATATGTGGTGTGCCAGACGATTCCCATTTTTGCTTGGCGTATTTGCTCGGCCATTTCGGTGTTTGCCGGTACTGCATAAAGGATTGTATTAGGGTGAAAAGTGACATATGATTGCCCTTTAATTTTTTGAGTCTGAACATCTGATGAATCAAATAGAAAATCACCTTGAATAACTCCTTTAATACCAATTGTTGCTAAGTGTTTAAGAGCAAGTTTAAGTTTAGCATTGAGGTCGCCAGAAGTGTCAGCATCAATATCAGCATTAGTCTTGTATACTTTGGGAGATTTGTTAAAGATCCCCTTTTTCGCCACGAAGAATCTACCATCCCGAGGATCAGTGCCAGCAAACACAGCAGGAGCGCCATCCCATTTAACAGATACTCTACCATCATGTACTCCTCCTAACATATCTCTCAATGACCGTAAAGCCATTATTGCTTCTCTTGTTCCGTTGACGCCACCATAAAGAACTTTATCCTCAATGTGTGTCATATGTGTATTTTTTTGCTCGCTTATAAACTCTTGGAATCTCATCATTTGCCCTTCAGATAATCTTTAAATTCTCTTGTCATTGTCGCTAGTATTGATGGCTGTGATGTCCAACTTGAAGACCCTTTGTACCTTATAGATATGTCTAACATTTTCATTGAACCCATCATTAAGTTTAATTTTAGTACAGCTGCAGTTGCGCCTCTATCTCCAGGCTGTACAGTAGTACGATCTAATTCTATTGTTGGCGAATTATTTTTAGCAAGTTCTGCCATTCTATCAACAATAGTATCAATACCAATAAGATCCGCATTACTTACCACCGGGCCAACACGAGGTCCATAATTACCAATACCAGTTACGAGCGCAAAGTCAAAATCAAATTGTTTTAATTGTTGTATATCTGTCTTTAATACAAGCTGCGTCAATGTGTTTGCAATTAAGTCTGCCTCTTTGTTAAAAAGATCTGCAATATCTTTAAAGATACTATATCTGCCTTTCAGCTGGCGATTAAAATAATCATTAGGTAAGCCTGATATCATTTTTTTCCATACTTTGCCTGTACGATCAACATCGGCTTTTCTTTTAGATCCTACAGGCAGCATTTTTGCTCGTTCTGCTACTGCTATAACACGATTAATCATAAAGTTACGAATCGAATCATTGTAACTCGATACCAATTTTGGATCTTCAAACACAGAACCAACTGATTTGTTCAAGATCGTAGGATCTGCAGTAGTCGGCCTGTCTTTTTTCTTCAAAGATATACCATAAAAGTTTTTACCCTTTTTTAATACTATATCCGAAGAGTTAAAATCTTTCATGCCATAGGAGTTCATCTTAAATTTTTGAATGTCACGATGCCATGTTCTACCGGTAATATAAGCTTTATCAGCAGTACCTCCAATAAAATCTTGAATTGCAATTGCAGCTGAAATAGCCTGACAAAAGTTTGTATAGTCTCCGTCAAACGCTGCGAGTTCATTTGCTGCGTAGTCACATATTTTTGATGGTACTAATGCTTTTGTAGAATCAACCATTGCATCAAGCGCTTCGAGATCTGCGGGTGCCTTAAGACGAGGAACACACGCAAGTACTGCTGTCATCAATTCGTTTGGATCTGTGCTTCCTCTTTTACCATCTGGCTTTGTTTGAATATAGATTTCTTTATCTGTAGTTGGTGATTTGAAGTGTATGTCTTTCGTTGCACGATTTGATTTGATTTCAATATATTCATATCCATCTTTATTATTTTGTAACCAAGCATTCGCTGCTTGTACGTATGGACGTCTATTTGCATCACCCATTGTTTGTGTGATAGTAATGCGTTTACCAGTCTCTTTTACGTATTTAGTATCAACCACTTTAAACGACGACAAAGCTTTTGCTAGTTCAGTTGCCGCTTCCACTGCGGTTTGTGATTCAGTTAAAAACTTAGTAAATCGCATCATTTTTTCCCTCTTAGGTTATTATAACACTATTTATAATGTTTTGTAAATAAAAAAAGGCGACCGAAGCCGCCTTTTTTCTATAATATAGTGGAGTCTTACTTCATTTCTGTCAGTTTTGGAAGTTCTGTCATAGCAGCTTTGTACTTAGCACGTTCTGCTTCTGACATTGGAATCATACCAGCATCTGTAAGGATACCGTCATCGCCCCAATGTTTTGTCCATTCATTCATGTACTCAGCAAGACCAGGAATTACACCAACATGCTCATGCTTTACATAGAACCATAGTGCACGTGATACTGGATATGTGCCTTCAGCAATCGCATCGAAAGTTGGTTTTACACCATCAATCTTTGCACCGGCAAGTGTATCAGCATTTTGATCAAGATATGAGAATCCAAAGATACCATACGCTGTTGGATCTTCTTGCAGTTTTTGTACGATCAAGTTGTCTTGTTCGCCAGCTTCTACATATGCCCCGTCAGTACGCATCGCCCGGCACTTCTTGCCTTTCTTATCGCCACGCGCCTTTGACGCAGCTTTGACTTCTGGAACCTTTCCACAGTA